ACGAGCTTGCGGCTCCAGAGCAGCCAACAAGCGCCTCCAACGTTATAGTTCAATCCTTGGAACTCGACGTTGAGAACTGGACCGACGCCAGGAGCCTTAAGTTCATTGACTTGAAGATTCTTGAACATCAAGCCGACGATGAAAGGAGCGGCTGACCAAAGATCCCAGGATTGATTCTTGGTGATCTCGAACATCGCATCGACGGAAGGAGTGGCATCTTTAAGTTCCTTCTTAACCTTCGTCAGCCACTCCTTATCATCCATCCCTTTGATGTTCTCGATCATCTCCTTCTTGAAGACCTTCCACGCCTCTTTGATGTCGACGACTCCATCGTGAGTGACCTTCGCTTCGACCTTCTTGAAAGCCTTCTCTCTTCCTTCTTCAGGAGTGGAAGACTTCGATCTCAGATAGAACTTCTCGAGCGTGTCGAACATATTAAGGGCAGTCGTATATTGGCAACTGCCCCACTCGTTCACGCCGAATGAACGTCCGCCTGTCTTCTCAACCAGCTTGTCGAGGTTAATCGTCACACGTTCTCTTCGAAGCTGACCGAGTTGAAGACCTTCCCAGGGAACTCAACCAAGTGAAGCTTGGTATGATACGAGTGCACTTCCCTCTCTTTGAGGGTGAAGACGTCTCCCTTCTTCATCAGAGGGCGGGGGTCGTCATTGCCTCCCCAGCGAACCTGCTCGTCCGTCGCTTCTACGAATCGAACTTTAATCATGTGCCTCCGAAGATCATTTCGTCTACGACCTTTACCTTCTTGAGATTGGTGTCTGTCGACATCGCTATCAATGCACCGCATCGGGAGCAGTGACCTACGCTGTCAGTACATTCAGGGAACACTTTGCAACGCATCGAACAGATGAGATGGCTTTCTCCCACAAGACAGACGAGGTCGTTAGATCCCGCTCTAAGAAGTCTCCACGCTCTATCTTCTGACATTAGATCTTGTGTACGGCGAGAGTGAACTTGTGTCCGCGTATCTCTTCTTCGGTCGCCGGACGAATCCATTCTTTGATAAACCACCAAGTACCTATCTCGCGACCCATGTTGATAGATATCCATTCTGGATGCTTGTCGGCCTTAGCCGACCTTACAATTCCTATCTGCCCTGGACAAGTCGCTTCCATTGAATCGGTATACGTAGGAAGGATACTCGCCCACTTCTCCTGAAAGGGGAGACAGACGATATAGGTTCCTGTCGTGTACATAAAGCGGGACCGAAGGTATAATGTAGGATCTTTCACCTACCTACCCTTTTACGGGTTCGGTCTAACACCCGGCACTGGTGCTCCACAACCGAAGTCACGGATCGGCTGAATCCGCATAGCTGACCGTAATCACGGAACGGCTGGTCCGTCCGAGTTGCGATCTCGGAGCGGTAGCCCGCAAGCCATCACTCCGATGGCGATGAAGAGGAGCTTGTTCATAGTTGTTTCCGGATCTCCTTGGCCAGCGTATAAGATGAATAGGTCTTCCATTTCTTCTTAGGAGTGTTGCTCCCGCGGAGATCATCTTCCTGGTCACTAATCCAGTAGTCGAGGATATCGATCAGGAGCTTCCCTTGATCTGGATTTACCGTCAAAGTCTTGGTCATTTCTTATGTTCTCTACTAGTAGTAGATTGAACGATGTTAGGTCTAACCTAACATAAACCGGAAATTGATCCTACATTTGACCTAAAACGTGTACGGATAGTTCGACAATGTTATGATTTGTGTCGGGGTGCTACTTGTTATAGTAGTAGACGACCCCGGCAAAAACCCCTCAGGCGACCGCCGACAGCGGCATGAAGAGGACTGGAGGCGACGATCATCCTCCGACAAACCAGGTGAAGATGCGATGACCGATGATCGCCGTGATGAACATAACCCATGGAAGGATCTGAACCTTCTTGTCGTACCACTGGATGATTTGGATGCTGAACGCCATCACGAACGCTCCGCCGATGAACTCCATCTGTCCTCCGTCATGTGCGTAAAGAGTGGCAGCAACAGTTGCCTGTCGTCAACGATCTGGAGCTGCTCAGCACCAGGTTCGATGTCCATTGTCGGTGCAAGTCTTGCAGTCAGGCTCGTAGCAGTCGCCGGGGTAATCCGGATGCTTCTCGACCTTCGCCGGCTCAGGAAGCACTACTCCAAACTCCATTCGCTGCCGCTCCCAAGCCATCGTCTCCTCGATCGTCTCGACGAAGGAAGGGATGCGTTCGCCCTTGTCGCTCGTCAGGATAGCCCAGTTGTCCTTGCGGCCGCAGCCAGGGCAAGGGTGAGTGGTGAGGATCGCCTTCACGCCATCGACCGGCACGCATTCCGTCTGTGAGCGATAGCGGACTCCGCACTTACAAATGACCACGTCGTCCAGGATCTTCATCTTGATCTTGTCTGTCATTTCATCTCCACCAGCTCCAGAAGAATGATAAGCCTTGACCTTGAGTCACCATGTAGAATAAGTTCCTCAGGAAGTCGCTCATGACTTATTATACGCAGAGTCCTATGGATCTTTTGTGAGGAGTTGTCAGCTCCGTTAAATGGTGGTGCTAGACGCCGTCGTTCGGTTTTCCGTTCCGCCGACGACTAGCACCTTCCCTACTGAGGTCTATCCGTGTTTAAGCACGCTCGGGCGTCACGACCTAGATCGCTGCCCTGACCTCGTCTTTCAAATTTGTCCGACGAACCACGGAAAGTAAATCGTTGCATGGAGACATAGAGTCCCGCACACGAACATCCAACAGTGTCGGAACCCTCTCGCTCTAAAGACCTTCCAGGTGATCTTAATCCATCCGTCGGTCATCCAGTTGATTCCATTGTCAGTCATAACGGAGCCAATGGATCTTACGACCCCAGCCTAGTATGCCACAGACTCCTACCATCGCACTAGCCATGTTACAGATGGCGGATATGAAATAGTAACGTTCAGTCACTGTCGCCCTCTCTCCACAGTCCTTGCGTTGGCGTGGGAAGTAACCAGGCAAAGATGCGAATGATCCACACTAGGGTCGTCTCCAGTTCGACCGAATGTTCAACGTACATCCACGACGAAAGCTTCCGCTCTTGCCTGCCTGCTCAAACGCGGAAGCAACCATACGATCGTAGCCTCCGGGAGCTTTGTCATCCTTCACTTCGAAGTCTCTGGCGACGATAGGATCGCCAGGGAAGTCTGCTGACCCAACAACCGTCATGACGAGTTTAATCATTTCGTTACCCTGGTCGACTTGTTGTCCTTGTACTGAAGATACAGAGCGTAGGCCATCAGAAGGACAGGGATCCAAGACAGAGGAGAAGCCCTGTACCAAAGGTATGCAACGATGGCTACGACGTATTGATCCTTCATTTGTCCTCCGGCGTTAGTCGGTTGGTGATGATACCGAGGTTGATAACGACGGCGACGAGATTGATCCAGAAGACGAAAGGGGTGGTAGCTATCCAACAGGCAGCCGCACAAGCGACTAGGAAGAAGATGTGAACGGCTGTCGGGATTGGCTTCATATGTGTAGAGAGATGTAGACGAACTTACCTACGCCTTCCTCCTCCTTTACTTCCCAGACTCCTTCGACAGGATACATATGGTATTGATCGCACCGCGCTTCGGTGTCGACCATCACTTCAAGACTCTCATCGAACTTCGATAACTGTCGCATCAAGGCAGCGACTGTGATCGTCTTAGGTCGAGGGACGGCAGAGTAGACGACCTTATCCGGTTCACTCATATCGGTTTCTTTCTGATCGCCGTAGCGATCGTGTTAGCCCCAAACAGGATAGCAAAGCCGATGATGACCGAACCAGCTAAGATGGCATAGCAGATCGCTTCGATCATGGTAAGCATTCCTCGAGGTGGACGACATTGCTCTTCCGAGCCTTCTCCCGGATGCAGTTACGTATCCTAGATGTCACGTGGTCGCTCTGAGTCTTGTAGTATCCGGAAAGATAGAGGCGGTCGTTCGTATCTTGGATGTCCTGATACTTGAGCGTGGTGATTACGAACACGAAGATGAAGGCGATGACGGAAGGGATGTACTTGTTCATGAATCGACTCTCTTGCGCCAGGGAATAAGGTTGTGTACGTCGATGTGCATCGCGACCAAAAGAACGACAAAGAGGGTTACTATTCCGTATACGACTCGGTTATCCATTCTTCCCTAAGACCCAGTTCAACGTATTGATCTCTCCTTGGACGGAGGTAGCATTGTCGGTATAAGTATCTCCTCTCATACCTACTTGACGACAAGTCTGAGCTTCCTTTTCATACTTAGCCTTGAGGGCTTCGAGGACTAAGATCTGATCGTTGATCTGTCGTATCGTCTTTCTCATTTCATCCTCAGCCAACGTATAAGATCCCGAACGTCGAACAGATCACCTATCAACGCCAACGTAGCGATGACGGATATGATAGTCATGAAAGTGTGAGTCGTCATAACACGTTAAAGTAGTACGCTCTCGTCCGACCTTTAAAACATCCATAGGCGAACTTAACGTCGTACTCTCTCGCCATCGAGATGTAGTCTTCGAGGTAAGGAAAAATTGGTACGGGTGACAGAACAAGGATTACGACAACCCACGTAAAGTAATACGCTACATGGATTAGATTGATCATATCGTTAGAGCGACAGGAAGAACCAAATGATACCTATCAGTAAGGCTAAAGCGGATAGGACAATCCCTATTACCTAGATAGATCATCTTATCGCTACCAAGGGATAGAACGTATGTAGTTGATGAGGGAGAGAAGAACAATCGCGCCTATCAAGACGGAGATACAATACATTATCGCTACTTCCTTATCGTAGATTTGTCGCTACCACATCAAAACGGTACGCGCGTCTCGCTGTCCGCGTCTTCCTATCCTAAATTTTAGGTTCGGGTTTATCTGTCGTCAGTGCCGCCGCGGCGACAAGGATAAAGCCGACAGCTAGGTAGATGACAACGCCGAAGCCGAAGAAGGTGAAGAGAAAGATTACTCCTATCAGAATCGAAGACATGATGATACTTCCTCCTTCTCTTACGTTTCTTATACAGCCTTATCCTTATCAGCCACTTCTTGTTTGGCGCGGAGAGGAAGTTGTCGGACGATCCACGACAGCGCGAAGGAGAAGATGACCACGATCCAAATGTTCAGACCCTGGCTGATCGCGAACAGGAGCATGAAGCACCCGACGATGTACGACAGGGCGGCTTGGATCCCTCTCTCCTTGTAGTGGCAGTAGGAGAAGTACAACAGGATGGATAGGAGAAGTAGGGCCATGATCATTTTGGGTTCCTTGTTCGGTAGTGTCTGGTGGAGATGGGAATCAGGCGGGCCATGGCGCGGGTACGAATCTTTCCTGTCCGGTGGTAGTCCGCCTTGTGGAGCCGGCACATCAGTTTGATCTTGTCGCCGACCAGAACTCCGATCAGCTCTACGGCCTGGCAGCGTCTCGCGGGGAGCGAGGTGGTAGGCATGGACCAGTGAACGCACGTGGGCTTACGACCATCATACCTGTTCACGAAGATAGTCATGGTCACCTCTGTATGGAAGCTCCAGGCGGGGGTCTGATCCCTGAAGCTCCCGTACAGAGGCCCGGCCGTAGATGATACGGCCGGGCTACTGATTCGGCGGGTACTGACTTAGGCGGTGACGCTCTCGTCCTCGGTCTTGGCCGGAGCCTTGACCACGGGATTGGCGAGGTGCCAAGCCTGTCCTTCCGCGGACTCGTCGAACCGCTTCTCCGCTTCCGACTTCGCCGCGAGGCGCGTCGCCTCGGGCACCGCGTTGATGGACACGCGGCCCAGCTCGGTCAGCTCGTAGCCGACATCCGCCTTGCTGACGAGGCCCTTGCCGATCAGCTCCTTGGTCTTCATGTAGAAGGCCGTGGTGGCGGTGTTGGTCTTCGCGCGGCCGATCCCGAAGTACGCGATCCGAAGCTTCCCGAACTTCACGGGCCCGTTCATCAGGGTCCGCAAGATCACGATCGCTCCGTCCTTCAACGACACCGGTTTCACGTCGCTCATGGTATGTCTCCTGCCTTGGATGCAGAGTATCCTACCGCCAAGGACTTATATTTTTGATGGTACTGTTACGTCGATGAATTATTTTACTTAACGACCCCATTCAAATTTGTGAGGATAGGGCAGACTGATCTACCCGAACAACGGTTCCTATCTTACTTGACGTCGTCCTTACCGATGGTCCGCGTCTGGGACTCGAGGGCGATCCGGGCATTCATGGCCTCGGTCCTCTTGACCTTCGCCAGCGCCCGGGCCTGTTGAGCCTTAGCGTACCTGGTCTTCAGCGACTCTTCATACGTACCATCGTTGTCCCTGTTGAGACGGATGACTTGATTCATCCCAGGAACCTTACCTGCGATCCCGGTGATCAGGGTGATGTCATCGTTGACCAACCGGTACATCTCGTCGCGGATCGGAATGCCTCCGCCTCCGGTCTTCTCTTCCCTGGTGAAAGGGTTAAGCCATTGACCGAAGTGAGGATCGAGTATCCCGGTGGACACCTCGCACGAGCCCCCGCTGCTTCGCCCCGGATCATCTTCCTTCCGGGCCTTGGCGTGGGTGAAACAGATCGCCAGGGTGACTTCAACCAGGATCTTCTGGAAGGCCGGTGCGTAAGGGACGTTGACGTACGCGAAGGCGGGAGACGCCGAGCCCATGTTCCAGCACAGGACGCAGCCAGATCTTGCACGAGGGTTCTTCAATTTGTTACCGCGGATCATATAATGGTCTCCGAGTGGTTGATGGATTATTATACTTTATGACCTCTAGATATTTTGTGAGGTAAGGACATCTAGGGATCATATAAAGAACCATGGCTATATTATAGTCATTGTCCAGTGGTCAATTTGTGAGGAGCGAGCCGAAGGGGTTGGTAAGACTAATGCCTGTCCCCTGGGCCCAGTGGGGTTAACGGTACTGCTTACGCCCAATGTCCGTGATCGAATACATTCCCACCATCGTCTTTTGAATCAACTCAGCTTCCATCATACGCTGAAGCTGATTGTAGAACGAAGTGTTCGACGGGTTCTTACATCTCTCTTCGCCGTAGTAAGCCAAGCGAAGCTGTCCATGAGTCTTAGGTCCTGATGCTAACGCCATCAGGATCTTCATCTTCTCGTTAGTGACAATCATGTTATCTCTCCGTGATACAGTCCGTCTCGTTACACGTCGGGCAGTTGTCCTTGTTCTTGCCAAGCTGATCTGCCGTGAGAACGTCGAAGCATGCGGTGCATAGGTACTCCAACGCCGTCAACGTCTCCTGAGGTACTTCTTCCGACTCTTCAACGAACTCTTCTCCTTCGTTATCTCGATTCATTTGATCTCCTTGAGACAGACTGCTAGCAACACATCCCGCACCTCTGCTACGTACCGTATTCGCTTATACATCTAACATACGTTAGCTCCCTTTTTGTGACCTCGTGAGTATGCCTACTACGGTACATCTCAACGTACAACCGCGGTAGGCTTAGCAACCTCCTATGCAGATACCCCTATCCGGGACGTTGCTACCCTTGGTAGGGCCGACGGGTGCATGTACTGCGGCCCAGTACGTGCATGCTATAGACGTCATAGCAAGACGGCACACCAACCATTTAGATTGATGTGCCGAATGCTACGGCGTCAGCTTAGGCTTGCGGGTGCTCCGCTTCCCACTTCAGCTGCGCTTCCGACTTGATCGCGGACAGGAACGTCATCCACTGATCGCCCTTCTCCTTCTTGATGAAGGCGAGCATCAGCTCGCCCGCAACGTCGAGGCTGTAAGGCCCCTTCACGACGTCCTGCTTGACCAACTTCTCCACAACAGCCTGCTTCAGCTTGTTGTAGAACGACGTGTTGGCCGTGTTGCCCTCAGCGCGTCCCTTCCCGAAGTAGGCGATGCGCAAAGCCCCGTGCGTCTTGGGGCCGCTCGCCAACTCCCGAACGATGATCAGACGGGGATTGGACAGCTTGAGGATTTCCGTGTCGCTCATTGTATTACTCCTTACATCTTACGTCTTGGCTACGCTACGCCTTGTAGCCTTAGTTAACCAGCCAAGGCCTGTGCGAGCGCCTTGGCTGGTCCGTAAGGCTACTAGTACTGCACTCCCTTCTTCGAGCAAGTGCATAGACGGAAGAAGACTCTCCCTTCATCTCCTACCATACTATCCACGATCTTGAATCCAGCATCTTGGAACGGACGAATGAACGTCCTCTTGTACGTTTCCAAGCTTACGTTTCTACCTGTGTAAGGATTTTCCAGGTAATCGATTATCTCGATGATGGCTTCCGGGGTCATTATCTCTTTCAGATGTTTCACCATCCGCTTCATCTGTCCGCCATTGTAGCGGAGACTGTAAGAGAAGAAGGCTAGACCGAAGCCGCTGTGCCTTATCTTATCCTTACCCAACCACTTGAACTCATTCCTTACTCCGAAAGGAATGTCTGCGTAGTGCACGTTGAGTTCTACGTTCAACGCTTTAACCATGAAGCGTTCACCTGATCCAATGTTAAGTACTTTCATTTTGTTCTCCTATACTGAACGCATCATGCTTCTTACTATCTTCCGGATGAACTGTGCCAGGTATGCATGCATAGGGCACAGCGTAGCGTCTATGTCGTGATCGTACTCCGCCTTCTCTTTACAGTCGGGGTATTCGCACTGCATCATTTCTCCTTGACGTCGAATACGTCTACCGTCATTGCTCCTCTATAGAGAGCAACGCGGACACCATTCTTAAACTGTTCAAGCTCTTCCTTGAACCGTTCTTCTTCGCCATCGTTCATCTCAACGCGCAGCAGTATGATCTTGGTCATGTGCCTCCTTCCAGAACTCTAAGCCTTTCTTTGTAAGAACGTAAACGATGTTGACCGCTCTTCCCGTCGTCGTGTAGTAGTGAGTGCTCACTCTCCTTATGAGCTTCATATCGATTACATAGCTCATCGCCATGTAGAAAGATATCGTATGATTCTTGTGCGGGAAGAATGCAAAGTACTCTCTACGTATAGTAGAGAAGTTCTTTGGTCCAGCTTTCAACGTATCGGTAAAGAAGAATCTCGATGTCTTCATTGAGTCTTCACCTCATCGATCTTGATTTTCGTCTGAGTCTTGCCCTTCGAGTCAGCTGCATCTCGAAGCAGTTCGTATCTCCATCGGAACAGAGATGCTCTGACAGCATCTTCCGCCAAATGGAACGTATCCACTTGAATGACGAACACAAGTTTCTTCATCCTATTTTGACCTCCGATCCATTTTTGGTAACCTTCCATCCGGATTGTTCCATGAGAGAGATAAACCCTCTCCTGTCTTTACGAACGAGATCGTCGAGCGTCCGACGGAACTGAACAAGAGACATAGCCGCCTGTCCCTTGATACGACGATCCTTACGATACATCATGTACATCCTATCGTACGGTATCTTCATCGTTACCTCTTAGGTATGATCACCGCGTCGTAGAAGATAGTGACTCTACCCTTCGACGGCTTCTTAACATCCTTGAGTATCGACTTCGCGATCGCCTTCGCCAACTTCACTATCTCAGGTCTAGGTTTCATTGCTATCTCCTTTAAAGCATACTGCTGGTGCCCTAGTCTATCTCATATCTCTCGATGTAAGAATCTACTAGGGGTGGGCGGGGTATATGACGCCGGGGTCATATACCGTATATACATGGGGGACGTATACCGGGGATATAACGGGGGTGCATATACCCCGGCGATTTCGTGCATTTTACGAAATAGTTTGTAATTATGTGTGTACCCGGGTTTTACCAAAATTGGCATTTTTAACTTCATTTTTGAGGTAACTTATAGTAGTAGATCTCCCGCAAATAAGGCTGACCCTGACCCGCTAATCACCCTGTAAAATCCAGAAATGCACCCCAAAAAATTTACAAAATTTACAACAGAATTTGGGGTATAATTGTCTATGAAAGAGAAGTATTGGTGGATCGCTGAGCTGCTAGCTGCGGCTGTGACGATCCTTTTGTTGATTGCATGGGCTGCAATCTACTTCTTAATCAAACCGCTCACTGGAGGATCATAATGGAAGAGAAGATTGAGGAGAAGCCCGATCCGGATGTGGTATTTAATAAGCTTATGAATACGCCAGAGGGCTGGCGTAAGGTAGCATCTTGCATGGTGAATCCAATTCGCCTCAAGCTTAAAGATCTTTACGCATACGAAATGACAAAAGAACAAGAATATATAATTTATGCTGAAGTTTATAAAGCACATCTGCTGAGAGCTGCCACGTTTAATTATAAAGAAGCTCTCAGGATGGAAGATAGACTGGTTGGAGAATTCAAAGGTAACAAAACGATAATCTCATGAAAGAAAAGAAAACAAAAGTAATCTGGGCCGCAATAGTAGTTCCAGACGATAAAGAAGTAATTGCAATAGAACCACTAAGAATTAAATGTAAAAATGGATGGTTCGACGTAGAAACGATCACGATTGAAGGGCATACGAGCAAGCCAGACGACTTTCTAAAGAAAGTGTCCGAGCTAATCATCAATGCTCCCGCACTGTTATGAAGAAGAAAGATAAGTTAGCTCTTGTACGCCCTGAGAAACTGAGAGAAAAGATATATGACATTGTTTATTCTGGCCTTGATTGTCCTGTTTTATATGACAAACTGATAAAAATATTAGAGGATCACGGAACATACCTCGATCATAGACTAGAGAAGACGAACAAGAAGTGGAAGAGAGGAGAGTTTGTCTGATGAAACTAGCTTCTAACCTGTGCTGCACACTATCTCCTATCATGTACTGTCGCAACTGTCGGTGGAAGTTATGCCAGGAATGCAAAGATAATCTATATCCACGTCCGTCTCTAGGCAAGGGAGCAGAGATAGCTCTGCATCATTCCTATCATTCTCTGTGTATCAAACGAGATATTAATTATTTTAAATGAACGAAAAGAAATTTCTATCGACTATCTGTCGCATTCTCGGTCATAATATCTTTAAGGATGCCAATGACTTTGCCGACATCTGCACCAGATGCGGGTATAGAGAGTCATGGATGGATAAGTTTATCAACCATAAGAAGAAAGGATGCGAGGGTTGCAAGTGAATATCTCTGCTGCTAAGAAGATTCGTCGTGATATTTGTCGTACGATGGGTCATCAATGGGAGACTTACAAGTGGGTAACTGCAGGCGGGAGTCACTCAGGTGACCTTTGTTCTCGTTGTAAGAAGAGAGTAATCACTGCCTCGAGAGTCAATATAGACACGTGGCCTATCAGTTCTGGTCCTTCGATAAAGTATGATGAGATCAGTGTCCGTAGATTTGACATCCTGAAGCGGGCTCAAGTGCGAGCGGATATAGACATCATGGGCATGCAACCACCTGAAGAACTGTAAGTTCTGAAGAATTAGATTGCTGATGCTGCATTACGAAGTAATGTAAATGCAGCATTCTTTCTGCCCATTGGATGAAAAATTCGCGTGAGCACAACGTAAAACAGAAAGGTTGCGGCTTGAATCAGGAGGGGGATGAGGGAGGAACAACAGCAGGACCGGGCAGATGGCGACAATAGTTAGTCGCTTCCGCCGCCAAGATCCCACTCAGGATAGATATAACTCGCACGTAAGAGCTCAAAACACCGCTGACATACTTGTTTTTTATAAATAACGGCAACTGGGTTGACTGTGCAACACAACTTCGAGACAAATTCTTTTATGTTGGCGTCGACAAGAACGGGGGTCATGTCTGGAAGATCCGGCGACATCATTGCTAAAAGTATATCTACTAGATTGAAATTGGGCATATTAACCGTTGAAAGTTATATTTGTCGTAATATATTCTACGGAGAAGGTAGGTCTTATACTAACTGTTATCGCTAATTGTCGCGTTGAGGGGGAGTAGTTGACTTTTAGTTGGTCGTATGAGTCAATGGCTCCTCTATGCATTGCGTCTGTTAAGATCATATGTGCAGAAGTGGCGAGTTGATGGGGAAGATATGCAGTAACTTTACTCCCCAGGTACTGATTGGATAATGATTCTTTAAGCATTTCACAGATGAGATTGTATTCACATCGTGTGCAGACATAGGTAGTTTCATCGGGTTCGTGACCGAGAATTCTACAAATGTCATGCTTGAACTTCTTTTCTTGATCCATAAATTGGTGGACCTGGGGAGAGTCGAACTCCCGTGCTATGTAAGTCTTTGATTAAGTACTACCATCATGTTCGGTTTAAGTCCGACAACTTACGTATTTGGGGGCAGTCAGTACTCGCCGACCACCACACTCCACCAGCTCCCTTCGCTAACCCGATAGTAAGAAGAGAGCGAAGATCTATCGGGGTGACACAGCGTATTAGGCTGAGGGCTTACGCTACTGCGAGTTCGCGTGCGAATGCTGACTCGACAATTGCGGACGCCTCTGTTAACAACGTGTTAGCAGTTATGTTTTTGTCGGCTTTTAACCTGGCCAACCGACAAACCAGGGATGGCACTTAAGCGAAGAACTTAACAGTCGAACCCAGTTCAGGCCCATATTGTCGCTTACTACATAATTATACACAGCGAACCATTTGAAAACACTGTTATCGATCTATTTAATTAATAGAAGTAACGTCAAAAATTTAAGTTAAGTCACTATAAGCAGAGGATCATCACATGGAACCACTAGATGGAAAGTTTAAAGCGGTCGACGCGGCCCGCCGCAAGGATTCGGCAGACGACCATCGTCTAGCTGAGGCTAAGGCGCGGTTGGTACTAAAGGCTGAGCGTTCACTTACTGCTCATCTACGAACGGTCGCGGGGGCGAAGATCCTTGATACCAAGTTCGACAATTTGAGTGTTACAGATAGCACAGAGTCCAACTCTCTCGTCTATACTGGAAAAATTATTGCACAGGTATCGTTTCTTGACGGAGCGCAAGAGAAAATTGCGAATGTACCCGTCAATGTCACCAATTCTGAAGTAGAAATTGTTGACACTGCAGTCAAAGAAGCTCTGTCGAGTGCGACCCTGAAGCAGGAAGCGCCTGTCGCTACTAGTTCATCAGTAGTCACTGCAGCCCTAAACGGCTTCAAAGTCGTTGACGACGGATCACGCTACCTAAAGATTTATCACACTGCAGCCTATGGAGATCTAGAACCAATTGGTGCCGTCTCTAAGGATGAGTACAATACCGCAGACAAGAAGGTTCTTCTCTCTGAGATGCTAAAGGATGAAGCAGTCTCATGGCCAGCGGACGTAAACTTCGTTGGGGAATTTGCAGAACCGTCAGTCATCGAAGCTCATACAGCTGAAGAGGCTCGCTTCGTTGTCAAGGCGGACTCGCGTGAGCTGCCAGCTGGTACAGAAGATGATCTTGCATGGAAGGACAAGATTGCAGACTCTTCTCGCTTAGCTGCTGAAGCTGCTCAGAAGAACTATGATACTCTTAAGTCTCGAGTGACTCAGAGAGCAATGTCTGCGTTCACTGATGCGTGGAAGACTCGCGGAACGGGTAATATTAAGGTGAAGAATACAACTTCTTCATGGGAACCTGAGTCGGGAGTTGGTGATATCACCATCGAAGCTGAGGTACTTGACGGTAAGGAAACTAAGCTAGTACCTTTCAAGGTCAGCGTTAGTGGTAACAATATGAAGCTTCCTGACTTTGCAAACTTGTCAGCGATGCTTAAGGAAGCAAAGGTAGTTGCAACTGAGATCACTGGGGAGAATACGAAGAAGAATATCCCTCTGACGAAGAAAGCAACGCCGATGTCTCCTAACAACACAGGCTTCCAGGAAGTAGTTCGCTTGCCGAAGGATTTCCTTCCAGCGACTCTCAAGGTGGGAGATGTTGTTGAAGTTGATGGTCTCCATTACAAGCTCGCCTCTAAGTCCGAGGGACAGTTGAGTAAGGAAAAAGATACCGCTAGCTACTGGACATTCACACGCTGCCCGAATGATTGGGGTAATCCTCCAGTGTATAAACAGGACGCGTACTAAAGAGGAGCTCACAATGGCACACCGACCTATTAAGAAAATCGATCTAGTTCCTACCTGGATCAGAGAAGCCGTTGCGGATACGATGCAACCCGGCGAACCCTCGCAAGCAGAATTGCCTGGTGCTCCTAAGCCTATGACTAATGGACCTACAAAGCAGAGCTTTTCAATTGTAGATCCGTATGCACCGGGCAAGGGTGAGCAGACGATCATGCGTAGCGTCAAAGCGGAGTACAACGAAGATCCCGAAAGTGGTACTACGGTTGTTCAACTAGGATGGGAAGGTACTCAGCCGCCCATTCCGATCTTCTATAAGAAGTTTGCTTCGTCCAATGATGCTCGAATGGTTTCGAGTGAGATGCTCAAGGAGCTAGGACAAATTGCTAGCTACGCTGAAACTAACCCCGATAAGGCGAAGACGAAGGCGAAGGAGTTGTTTGACAAGTACAAGGGTCAGTCCGATCCTATTATGTCAGCACCTGGTGAAGGTACTGGCTCGCGTTCTAACTCTTCTCTTCATACCAAGATCGCGGATGGATGGGAAGTTATTAATAAGGAAGGGAAGCTTTCCGTGAGCTTCTCCGACGACTTCCTAGCGAATGTCTTCTCCAAGTATAAAGAAGCGTCTGCAACACCAGTCTCTCCTAGCGAGTACATCTACTCCACTGCGACACGTCCTCACTGCGGTACCGATGACTTCGTTGTGAGCTACTGGAGAAAGGCGAAGCTATCTGATGGTAACATCATCCGCAACGCGGCCATGATCAGTCGCGCGGGTGGTGAGACCTTCCTAGTCGCTAACATCCCTCTGGAAGACTACAATACGCTTTGCTCCGCACTGACTCCGAGCCCTGCGCACTATGGTATCTCCTACGATAGCATCACGGGTCAGTGGGTTAAGACTGCCGCCGTAGTCGAAAGATATTTTGCTAACAATGCCGACGAGCTTGATAAGATTTTAGATTACCTTGGAAAGGGTAAGAAAGCTCCTGAGGAAGCAAAGCCTGAGAAGAAGGAGAAGGGTGAGAAGAAACCCAGCGACGAAGAGAAGAAGCTCGATGAACTCCTCGGCGAGCCACTACCTGGTGAGAGTAAGACAGAAGAGTCACTACCTCTAGCAGGTGAGGGGCAGACCGCTCCTATGGGCGGTGGTTCTAACGAACAGGATCTAGCAGACCTCTTAAAGAAGGAAGCAGAGAAGAAATAAAATTGCGTGGAACTAGACAATCTTAAGATTGGACAAGATGTTTACTACATCGACAAGTCCGAAGGTCCGGGAGTAGTAGAATACATCCATGGTACAGTTATTAGTGCCAGCGGATCGAAAGTTACTTTGGAAATTAGTAAGGCTGGTTGGCTTGTAAGCGCGGGCGATGAAGAGCCGTGGTCTCTCAACTACCAGCAGGGTGATACTCTGTCCGTAGATATAGAGGGAAGATATAAGTCTATACTCACACCCGCAGAGTTTACTGCTCTAGGTAAGGAGTACGCACCAGCAGTAGCGCCAGCTCCAGTAGCTAAGCCTAAACAGGAAGAGATTGTCGAGGACGAAGATGAGCTTGCTAAGACTCCTGAAGAGTTAGATGAAGCTCAGCGTCGGAAGGAAGAGTCGCCGGAAGTTGTTGAAGAAGGTAATCCGGAAGGATACGAAGAGAACTATGAAGAGGAGTATGGTCTCCATCTTGCAGCGAGTCTTGATTCTTGGAGTCGCTCTCCTGGCGTTGATATTTATTGGCCAGAAGGGTTCCTAGAGACGTACGGTCCCCAATTAGAAAAGGTCTACGAGGGGATCCCCAAGGGTACAAAAGGTACTACGCAGAACGCTTTACCTCCGTCGGCTAGAGGGAAAGAGGTTTCTAAGTCAGGACCCGGCTCTAATTATGAATTACCTACGGTAGCTATCCCGGGAGGAAAGGGCGCAGGCGTACCTCCACATCTTCGTGAGTTTACCGAGGAAGTAATAAAGGGAGCACCTCCAGGTGTTCAAGAAGAATTTAACGTGGCTAGTGAAGCTGTTCAGAAGGCGAAAGATGCGGAAGAGACTGCCCGTAAGGATGCCGATGAGAATCCGCAGCTTGAACAGAAGTGGAAGTTTAAAAAACAAGAGCTACGTGACGCCGTCAAACAATTTACGGACGTTAACAAGAAGCTTCAGAAGCTTTTGAAGAGGCCCCCTCAGGGTGATAAGAAGCAGAGACAGCCTGAGAATACCTTTACTCAAGTTCCAGGACGCCGAGCGCCCTATGATATTGGAATGAGAGGCAGGGCAGGTCTGCGTGAGGAACTTCGTACTCTTTCTGATAAGTATCGCAAGACCCATGAGCTTCTAGAAGAAGTTGAAGAGAAGGAAGACAATGTTAGTAATGGTTCTAGAGAGATAGACATCATCAAGAACCTTCGCAGGAATCGTCTTCGAGGGACTCCTGTGGAAGGACTGGAGTACGCTCTTAAGAAACTTAAGTTTCAAGAGTATGCCCAGAATCCTTACTTATGGTCTTCTTCTCGTAATACCCGAAAAGGGGAAAACCCTTTAATCTCTGAGCGCGACCGTATTCTTAACGCGGCGACGTACGGGGAAGTACCTAATAAGGGTGAAGCGAAACAATCGACACCCGACCAGTTGTATAAGGAAAAGGTAGGTGGCGCTCGCACCTTCTTTGATTTAACTCCAGAAGAAATTAGCCACTTCAGCAAGATGGATGCGAAGAAGTTTGGACCTCTGCCTCTGGAAGATATCAAGAGTAGAGCGTGGAAGTATGCTGAGGAGTACATCACTCTCGTAGATGAACAGGTTGGTTGGAAAGATTTGTCAGACGAGATCCGTGACTATGTTCGCGCTAATTATCATATCGTTATCTCACCGGAGCGCGCTGATAGACTTGAGCATGAAATCTATGATAAGACTATCAAAGAGGTAAGCGCTAAGGGTCACGATACTGAAACTAAAGAGATTGTTGAGCGTAAGATCCCTGTTAGCGAGATTCACAACAACGTTATCAAGAGGACTAAGAACAATTTTACTAAGCGCATCAAGTGGCTAGAGAATCTTCAGAAGCAGCGTGAAAAAGATTTAGCTGTAGAGAAGGGCAAGGTGCGTCGCTACCTCGTTGAGAAGAAAGACAACAAGGAAGGGCTTATCGATGACCAGAAGTATACTGAGGCGGTCCTCGCTCTCTTTCGCAAGTATGCCAAGGCTTCTCATGAGTCCGTTGAAGAGAATGAGAAGAATCTACCGCATCCGTACGAGGTGGAGCATAGCTATCGAGCGTACGAAGAAAAGCTCAATGAGTGCAAGGATCTTAACGCTGAGCTAACTAAATTGAACGACGAGCTAGAAAATTTGAAGCAGCAGCGTCGAGCCGCCTACTTACCTTATAAGAACGCTCTTGGCGAACTAGAACTACGTCAAGATGACATTGGGCGTCTAAGTGATCCAGATGAATCTCAGGGACGGGTTCTACAGGGTATAATGGCTGCATCGGACCGACTCACTCGCGAGATAGAAAAGCAGGTTAGTCGTCGCGAAATCCTTTTAAATTTCTTCAAGAACCGGAAAGATTGGCAGGGGAAGGTTCAAAAGGGATTACACACTATCGATAGTGCGATAGCCGGTCTCGAAAATGAGCGCACTAGACTTTTCAAGGCGGAGATGGAGCCGCCGAAGGTAGCGGATGAGATTCGTCACCTAGATGAGATTGTAAAACAAGAGTTAGCTAAGTGGACGGATACAGAGCGCAAGTTGGACAAGCAGGTGGGAATGATTTACGACAAGAGGAATGAAGTTGAGCAAAAGAAGAGTAAACTTCAGGATCTCGGTATCGTTTGTGAAGAGGAGAAATAAAAGATGACACACCTAGAAGAGATGCTACAGGCGAAAGTTAAAGAATTAGATGGTCTCAGAGCTAAGATTAACGAATCTGAAGTGACTAAGCAGAAACTCCTTCAGCAAGCTCTAGAAGTACAGGGTGCTGCTAAAGTACTCGTTGAATTAGTCAATGAAGAAAAAGCTAAGTCTTCAATAGTACAGGCGTAAAGGGATACTGTGAGCTACGATTTAAAGGCGTTCTACGATAGCGTAGATGAACTAACAACTAGGGACAGAGCTATTGCTGTTCAGTATGGTCGCGTACCTGACTCAATGGGTGGCGGATTAGTTCCTCTCAACGTGGATGCGCAGGGACATCTCCTTATTGGATCAGGACTTACTCTGAACGTAACGGATATCACTCCCGTTACCTGTGTACAGCCAAATCCCGCGTTGCTGAACGCGACTGTTAACATAGGTCAATTCGGCGGCACACCTGTCACTATAGGGCAGAAACTTGCCGCTCAATCTATACCGGTTGTTCTCGCGTCCGATCAAACTATCACAGTCGGCGCTATCACCGTGGGAACGCTTGACGTCACTGTTCCTCCTGTAATAGTGACGGGGAGCATATCATCAGCAGGTCAGACAGTTGTTATTGAATTAGATGGTAGACAAGGGTTAGCGCTACAGATTGCAGGGACTTGGTCAGGGGTACTTAACGCACAAGTTTCTTCAGACAACGCAGCTACGTGGCGTCAGACTTCTCTACTCGTGGTGATTCCTGGCGGCTCTCCTATCGAATCTGATGATATATCGGGGAATAACCTTTATCGCATAAACGAGCTCGATGGTATTACTCACGTACAGGTTATTGCGATAAGTATGACGTCAGGTACCGCTAGTATAACGTTAACGGCAACGGCGGCACCGTCACACATCGATCGTTCGATAATCTCACTGGATCAGAGTTCACCTACTGTTGCAGGATTCTCCAGATTGCGTGTAGCCAATCCGTTTGCGCTCTTCGACAGTCAGCATACTTTAGATACGCAGCCCTTGACTTGGGATTCTAATCTCACGCTAGGAGGTACAGCAGCGTGGTTGCCTAATGAAGCGGCGATGCTCCTCACTATTAGTTCTAGCGCGGGATCGATTAGTCAGAGACGTACAAAGGAGCGATTTAGATATCAAGCAGGTAAGTCTCAGCAGATCCTCGCGACAGGTGTTTTAGGTACTGCTACTGCTAATGTACTTCAAAAGATTGGGTACTACGACAATTTGAACGGCGTTTACTTTCAGCTATCCTCAACGGGATTATCCGTAGTGATGCGCACGAGCACTAGCGGATCGCCTGTAGAATCTGTTGTACCGCAGAGTCAGTGGAACGTAGACTCTTTTGATGGAACGGGTCCTAGTGGTATAGCAATTGACCCGACGAAGAGTAATATCTTCTTTATGGAGTTAGAGTGGCTGGGTGTTGGTGCCGTTAGAATGGGTTTCAGTGTCGATGGTATTTTGTACGTTTGTCACGTCTTCGAAAATACTAACGTCATACCTAGTGTTTATATAGGCACAGGTTCGTTACCTATCACCTACGAAATCCTTGCGACGTCTAACACAGCGGGCGGCATATCTATGAAACAGATATGTACATCCGTCGTTAGTGAAGGTGGCCAGCCATTAACTCCGCTGTTCTTCACTGCAGGCACAGGTACTACTCCTACGCAGGTTAAGGCAGATGCTAACTACAATATCGTCCTTTTTAGACCTTCGCTGACGTATCAGGCGTTCACCAATAATGCACAATTTTATCCTTATGCTTTCGATGTAATTACTACGGGAACTGTGCCTGTTTTCGTTCAGGCGATACTCAATCCCACGATTACGGGTTCGCCTGTGTGGACTCCTTACAACACTGGAGTGAGTGGAGCAGAGTACTCGATCACGTCTGGTGTGACGATCACGGGGGGCATGCCTGTCTTCAGCTTGTACATACAGCCAGGAATAGCGTACCATCGAGATGTTCCTAGTACCACTTTTCCTCTTTCAGTGAGTGGTAACGGAACCGTTCAAAATGTTGTAGCTTTCGTGGGTACAGGTTTTTCAGATATATCTCCAGTTTACGGAACAGTGAGCTGGAAGGAATTCCACTAAATGAATGATATAGCACTGACCAGTTGGACTTCTTTTAAAGTATATCTCGCTGAGAAGAGCGGGCTAATCCAGTATGTTCAATTCCCTGCATACTACGAAATCTATTTCTTTGAAGCATCCTTCAGATACGTCGTTTCCATCTACATGGATGGCGGTGCTGACCAAGTCGATTTCGAAACCAACTTCAAACCCTCAGCAAATGCTCCTGTCCCTCTACCCGTTACGATCACAGGGGATCCCTTCTTCCTTTCCGAAAATATAGCGGAGTGGGGAGGCGTAGCTACGAGTCTAGGACAGAAGGTGTCTGCCTCTTCCGTACCTGTCACCATCGCGTCAGATCAACCAGCATTCCAGGTGACGCAGAGCGGTCTCTGGAACATAAATAATATTTCGGGTACTATCAGCTTACCCGCAGGTGCTGCAACGTCCTCCAAGCAACCCTCGCTAGGGACTGCTGGATCACCTTCCACTGACGTTATTTCGGTCCAAGGAGTCCCGGGCGGAACTGCTATCAACGTTAACGGTTCCGGATTTACTCAGCCAGTTAGTGGAACAGTTACCGCTAATATCGGCACGACAGGTGGGTTAGCTCTCGATTCATCCGTTTCAGGGTTGTCATTAACGCAGTCATCCACAACATCATCGCAGCACGGCGTTCTAGATATGGGTGCAGTCACTACCTCTGCGCCGACGTACGTGTCAGGTCAAACTGATCCACTCTCCCTCAACACATCCGGAGGTCTACGCGTAGATGGCTCTGGAGTTACTCAGCCAGTTAGCGGTACAGTTACCGCTAATGCGGGTACTGGTACGTTTACTGTTGGTCAAGCAACTGGAACAAATCTACACGTCGTTGTTGATTCAGGTACCGTCGCAGCGACGCAGACGGGTACGTGGAATATCAACAACATTACAGGAACGGTGTCTCTCCCTACGGGTGCCGCAACGCAAGCCTCTCAGACTACAGGCAACGCAAGTCTAGCTAGTATAGATAGTAAGTTGACAGACACGGGCGGCGGAGCACTCAAGGTTGATGGTAGCGCAGTTACTCAGCCAGTTAGCGGCACTATTACAGCTAACGCTGGAACTGGCAACTTTACAGTTGTACAACCGACTGGAACAAATCTACACACCGTTGTAGATAACTTCCCAGCTACCCAGCCAGTTAGCGGTACAGTGACGGCTAATGCGGGTACGGGTACATTTACTGTTGGTCAATCAACTGCAGCTAATCTTAACGCAACCGTTGTCGGATCTGGTAACTTTACAGTCGTACAGCCGTCTGGAGCTAGTCTTCACGTAGACGTTGATAACTTCCCAGCTACCCAGCCAGTTAGCGGTACAGTGACGGCTAACCAAGGTACATCTCCTTGGGTAACATCTGATCTAGCAGACGGGTCAGTTGCTCCGGGTACTGCTGGTACAAAGTCGATGCTGGCGGGAGGAGTGTATAACACCGCCACGCCGACGCTCACAAACGGACAGCAGGTCGCGCTACAAACAGATGTTAATGGCAATCTAAAAACGACGGCAGTATTATCTGGTTCGACTGTGACAGTCATACAGCCGACCGCTGCGCAATTAAATGCCACTGTTGTTGGATCTGGTAACTTCACAGTCGTACAGCCGACGGGATCTAATTTACATGTTGACGTTGACAACTTCCCAGCTACCCAGCCAGTTAGCGGTACAGTGACGGCTAACGCTGGCTCTGGTAACTTCCAAGTTGTTCAACCAACCGGAACTAATTTACATACGGTCGTCGATAGCGGTACCATCACGGTTACCCAAGCAACTGGAACTAATCTTCATACAGTTGTTGATTCAGGCGCAGTGACAGTCACTAACGTAAATCCCGCCAACTTGAATGCGCTCGTCGCGGGAGCGGTTACTTCCGCAGCGCCATTGTATGTAAATGGAACGGATGCATCTCTGTCTCTCAATACTGCAGGTGGTTTGAGAGTAGATGGCTCTGGAGTTACTCAGCCAGTTAGTGGAACGGTTACCGCTAATGCGGGTACTGGTAACTTTACTGTTGTACAAGCGACTGGTGCGAACTTACACGTTGATGTAGATAACTTTCCTGCTACGCAGCCAGTTAGCGGAACTGTCACAGCTAACCAAGGTACATCTCCTTGGGTTGTCAGTGGTACAGTTACATCCAATATCGGCACTACTGGTGGTCTAGCGTTAGATACTACGGTAGCTGCGCTACAGGTAGCACAGGCGTCTACAACCGCAGGTGAGAAGGGCACCCTCACGATGGGCGCGGTCACTACGGCTGCTCCTACATACACGACAGGACAAACAGATCCGATATCCTTAACGACTGCTGGCGCGCTCCGAGTAGACGGATCAGGTACAACTCAGCCAGTCAGCGGTACTGTTACGGCAAATGCCGGTACGGGAACCTTTACTGTAGGTCAGGCGACGGGTACCAACCTCCACGTTGTTGTTGATTCAGGTACGACGGTCGTTACTCAACCTACAGCGGCTAACTTGAACGCTACAGTCGTTGGATCTGGTAACTTTACTGTTGTACAGCCTACTGGAACTAATCTTCACACGGTAGTTGACTCAGGAACAGTTACGGCTAATATCGGAACTACAAACGGACTAGCGCTAGATGCAACCGTAGCGAAACTTACGCTAGCCCAGGCTTCTACTACAGCGGGTGAAACTGGTCCGTTAATTCAAGGCGCCGTTACAACGGCCGCTCCAGCTTACACTACTGGCCAAACAGATCCTCTTTCGCTAACGACAGCGGGTAGCCTCCGTGTAGTGGATAACAGTACCGTCGCCCAAGCGTCTACTACATCAGGACAGACTGGCGGACTGATTCAGGGTGCTGTTACAACTGCGGCACCATCATACACTACAGGTCAGACAGATCCATTATCGCTTACTACAGCAGGCAGCTTACGCGTAACGGATACTAACGCCGTTGCGCAAGCTTCTACGACCGCCGGAGAGATAGGTCCACTTGTTCAAGGGGCTGTCACTACAGCTGATCCAGCTTATACCACTGCGCAAACGGATCCTTTATCTCTTACAACGACGGGACGTCTTCGCGTTGATGCAACAGGTAACGTCGCTTCATTGGCCGCAGACTCGGGCAATCCTGTTAAGGTAGGAGCTGTCTACAACACTACTCCTTCGGCACCTACTACGGGCCAAAGAGTTGATCTCCAGGCAAACCAATTTGGTGCATTATCTATATCCCAGCGTAACAAGTTTTTGAATATAGCAGGAAATGCGACTACTACGGTAAAGTCTGGCGCAGGGACGCTAAGTTGCGTCACCATCAATAACCCCGGATCCGGAGGAACGTGCACGATATATGATAACACAGCAGGAAGCGGTACGATAATTATGACTCTCACGATATCTTCTGGAGGAGTCAACCCCGTCAGTACTGCTCTCTCAAATCTAGGGTGTGAGTTTGCTACAGGATTAACCGTTGTCACTGCGGGAAGTGCTGCGAATAATTTCACGTTCTTCTACAGGTAAACTATGAAATGTTTAAACTGGTCAGATTTCAAGAACACGTGCATAACTATTAAGGGTTTAAGTATTCAGTTTGAAGATCTAGGGGTGCAGTACCGCGTTTATGGGCCCGACTCAAATAACCTCACCTGGGAAATAACCTTAGATAAACTTCTAGACGATGGGACCGTAAATCCCGATGCGACTGATTTCGAAACTACAGTAAAACCTACTGCCAATGGTAAAATAGCTTTAGCGCAACTCGATACGGATGGTGCGATACTTAGTCGCGTCAAGGTGGCCCCCACAGGCTGGAACTTTAACTACCGCATGGTTGAACTTCAGCTCTCAACCGTAGGTGGGATAGTCAATAATGATCAAAATGGGAATCCTGTAGGAGATGCGACCATTACTATATACGACGTTAATGGCGCGGTTATTACTGATCCGGCTCTCCAGGGTAATGCAGTTAAAACTGTTGTTGATCTTGAGCCTCCTTACAACATATGCGTAGCAGGCGGGACTCTTCGTATGGATAGCATGCCCAGTAGCGATGTCATCCTCAATGTTATTGCTGTTCCCGATGTTCCTGTCAATATGGGTGGGTCAAAGAATTTTGTTCAAAATGTAAATCTGTCTTATATTGATGGACAAACAGGACTGGATGCTAACGGTCGCGCAGCCAAGATGCTCAACTATAGTCCTGTGTATCACACTAACAAATTTAGATTTCAATTCAACCACGTTGCCGGATATCAACTTTGGGTCGCAATTCTAATGGAGATCTACAGGCAATAACTATGAATGATTCAATCATCATCGGCTTTTCCCGTCCATCGAAGTTATGGCCATTGCCTTTATTTGCATGGGCCATCATGCTTTTTGACTGGAGCAACTTTTCGCACGCGTACATTCGTTTCAGTATGGATGCATACGATCGCGAAATGGTATTCCAGGCAAGTGGGCTACGTGTTAACTTTATGCCGTGGACAACGTTTCAGACAATGGAAGTTATCGTTCATGAATTTGAAATACCCGTATCAGCTGAAACGAAGCAAGCAGTTATTCAATATGCTCTCGATGAAGTGGGTACTCCTTATGCTCTTTTGGCGGCATTCGGTATAATACCTGTCAAGATCGCGGCTTTATTTGGAAAAAAGATTAAGAATCCCATAACGCAGAAGGGAGATTGGTGTTCTGAAGAAGCAGCCATCGTTTTAAAAGATTACGATCAGATACCCTTCACGGCAGATCAAGTCCGGTGTATGACTCCAACGGATGTGTATAATTATCTCGTGAAGGTATTAGGCTAATTCAATTTGTCACAAGGATCAATTAGGCAACGGAGTCGTCTGTAGTTGATTGGTTCATAAAATAACGCGGAGGTCTCACTTATGTCATCTTATAATGGTCAATCGTTGTACAACGGTCTATTCGTTAAGGCATCATCGGTTCCTGACTTAAACGTAAATTGGTCAGAAGGTCTTTTCACTTCACCAAGTCCTAATGCAAATGGTCCTCTAACTTATGTCCAGAGAGGGTTAGCGGCTATGGGTAACCCTGGTTCTGGGTTTGAATATGTAGCTATTCTTCAGATCCAGGGAACCGATACAGGCGCAGTAAGTCTTCTTCCTATTCCGGCGGGACAGGGATCAGCTTTGTTAGCTGCTTCTGCCATCACTAACACCGGTGCTACGCAGATCTTCGGTGATGTTGATATGTCTCCTGCTGGAGCTATCACACCCGGAGGTTGGACTGTTCACGGAACAATTCACAACGGAGATGCGCAAGCTGCAACGGTTAAGTCACAGGCGCAGGCGTCTTTCACTGCGAAGCAGTCCCTTGGGTTAGCTGGTACAGTAATTCCTTCAGTCCTTGATGGACAGACTCTCACTCCTGGAAATTATCGGTTCGCATCGACAGCGGCAACGTTAAACGGAGTTCTAACGCTTAATGGTGCGGGAACGTATATCATCTACACGGGCAGCACTCTTACCGTAGGAAATACTTCTTCGGCCACCGTGACTCTTTCGGGTGGCGCTTCTGCCGCTAACGTTTATTGGATCGTTGGATCTTCAGCTACCGTACAGGGTGCAGGAACAGTATTCAATGGAAGTATTACTGCTCAAGCTAGTATCTCGCAGTCTGGAGCAGCGGGTGGAGTCTATAACGGTTCATGGGCAGCTCTAACGGGTGCGATTACATTCGCATCTGCTACAACTGTTACATCTTCTGCACAGTCTGGAACTATTCCTCCTGCAGGAACGATCAGCATCAAGTACGGTACACCGGTTGCGGCGGGTTCGGGACTTGCGGTGTATCCATCGCCTGATCCAGATAACTTCGTACTCGCAGAGTTGTTTTACCCTGCGGCTGCAATGCAATTCGGAACAACGACGATCACAAACGCAAACATTAGCAATGTTGTTTTAAGCGCAGAGTTCGGCGGACGTTAAAAGTAGTTAAAGTAATGTCGACGGCGTAAAGATTTGCTAGGCAATCAGGCCAGGCCGTCGTAAAATAAATGAGTTAAATAACGGAGGTCTTATTATGCTATATCACGGTCTATATGTTAGATCAACGTCGTCAGCGTCGTTACCTGCAGTTGCTCCGGATGACTTAAATGCAAACGTTTCAGAGGGCCTTTTCTCTGACCCGAACGCAATCGGAGCAGGTCCTATGGTTTATGTTCCGCCTACAGCTCTTCTTATGGCTGTAACAGGGGTAGGTCTTGAGAATGTCGCTATCGCTCAGATCAGCCTTACTGGGACACTAAGCCTTAAGTATGGTACGCCAGTAGCAGCAGGTTCTGGCTTATCCGCGTATCCCGCGCCGGATACTAATAACTTCTTGCTAGCGGAATTGTTTACCCCTGCGGTGCCTCTTACTCACACGACCACAATGGTTACAAATGCTAACATCAACAACTTAGTACTTAGCGCAGAGTTCGGCGGACGCTAATCCGTTAGATCACAATTCGACAGCGTGCCGGTGCGCTATATCACCGGTTTCGTTCTTTTGGGGGTTACATGGAAATTCAACAGTACCATGCCGTAACCTTTACGATTGATGCTAACATCACGACGACACTCCAGAATTGGTTTACAGCTAATCCTGGAGCTATTGTTGTCTCCACGGATGTGTTATCATCTACTTCCTTACTCGTAATCTACTCAGGAAGAAAGTAAAGTGGATAAGATTCAGCAAGAAGTTTGGCGCCAGCTACTTGCAAAGGCGACGGAATTTACTCTGCAGGTGAACGATCCTGTTCGCTGGGCGAAAAATTTCTTGAACGTAGAGCTAGAGAGTAACCAAGAAGAGATCATCCGAGAGCTCTGCGATCCTAGAGTTAATTACTTAGGTATTCTCGGTGCACGTGGTTCTGGAAAAACATTTGCTGTCTCTATCGGACTAGTTAAGATGTGCGAAGATAATCCTGGGCTCGACGTAGGAGTCTTCGGTCCTAGAGCTGATCAGGCTACTAGAATCATCGGTGAGACGAAGAAGATGTTGTATACTTCTCCGCTCAAGGATCAGATCGATTGGGATCGTACGACGAACGATAAGATCATTTTCAAAAATGGGTCGAGTATGTTGGCTCTATCCGCTGCCGAAACGTCCTTACAGGAAGGTTGGCACTTCTCTGTCGTAGTCGTCGACGAAGCTCACCGCGTGTCTAATGCGTCTATGTCTGAACGTATTATTCCGATGCTAGGTTCTAAGAAGATTGCCAAACTGATTAAGATTGGTATTCCTCTCTTTAAGAATCACTTCTATGCAAGTTACTCCGACGATAAGTACATCTTTCTAGTACATGATTGGGCACATGCTCCTATTCTTCTAAAGCCGGGTTATAAAGAATTACAAGTTGAGGAGGAAAGCAAGGAGTGGGTCACTAGACAGTTTCCTTCTCTGGTACTTGATCGTATGCCGAAGGCGCTCAAGGCGTCGATGTTCCCCAAGAATCCGGAAATCCATTATGACGGTGATATGACCGAAATGGAATTTAATACACAATATGGAATGGTATGGATGGATGATATCAATACCTTCCTGCGTGGTGAAGAGCCCGAGATACTTGTAGGTACCCACGAGCCTTTGATGATGGCACGTCCCGGGGAACACTACTTCTTCGGATTAGATACAAGTTCAGGTACTTTAACTCCTGGCAAATACGATTTAGACTATACTGCTTTAACTATCTGGCGCAATAGTGGTATGGGTGTTAAAGAAAGAGTATGGTCACGTGAGTGGCAAAGTGTTGAGACACTTGCGATGGCGGAAGAGATCGCAGGAATTGTTCATCCCCAAACTGGATTATTCCCTTGCGACTTTGGTTGTGTCGACTATAGTAATGCAGGTATTACGTCCGTGGAAATGTTTAAACGGTTAAAGATTCCCGTGGCTGGTGTAATATTTGCAACGACTGACCCAACGTCACATAAGAATTATAAGAACGCAATGGCGAATCAGTTTCAATTCGAATTGCAAGCCGGTCGTGTTAAGTACCCAAGGATGGAATTCATCGATAGGGACAAAATTATGCGTAAACACTACCACCAGTGGTTAGCGCTCGAAAGAAATGTGAGCGTTGGTATTAATGATAAGATTGCAGCTCCTCCTGGGCTGCACGACGACGGCTGTATGGCAGATCTCCTAGCTGTATGGGCTATCGATAAAAACTCCACTTTCAAGAAAGTACATTCTACTTACCGTATTGGCGTTGCATCCACTAATACGAGCATTGTACAGAAGCGTCCAGGCGGGCAGAAACGCTTCCTATAAGATATGACAGATCCACTTGCTATTGTAACAGAAGGAAATGAACATCTCACACATTTAATAGATGCTCTCTCAAGTATCTACGACCAATTGTATTCGCAGGACATAGATATCGATGGATTGGGTGAGGCTATCGATGGACTTATTTTTGCGAACGATAAACTTCAAGATACAAAGATTAAGCTAGAAGCACAAAGAAAAGATTTAAGAAGTGAAATAACTTTAAAATATGGAGACGACCAATGGGAAAGCGAAAGGCCACAACGCCAAGGATTGCGAAGACCGGGTCTTACTTAAGCGGTTCAGCAAGTTCATACAAGAGCGCAATTAGTAAAGCCGGTTCAATAGATAAGACTGCGGGTAGTACTGGCGGTGGAGGTATGGGTGGATTCGTTGCCGGAGGAGCATACCCGACATCTAACTCTCCTTCACAGTTCTATAGCCCTGAATTAACTGTCGAGTCTTTCTTATTACCCAAGTCGCGACAAGAAATTCTAAAGTGGTGTAGAATTTTCTTCAACTTAGAAGCGTATATCCAAAGCATTATCACGATGCACGCAGATTATCCTTTCTCTAAGTTTGATATTATAACAGAAGATCCGTCGGTCACTGAATTTTATAAGGACGTTGCATTCAGCGATACGCTCGATCTCTACGATTTTATTCGTAAGGCTAGCTTAAGTTACTGGAAGTTCGGTGAAGCTATTCCGTTCGGCAATATGGAGAAGGGTGAAGATGGTATGTGGCGTTGGACCAGTTTCATTCTTTTGGAGCCTGAATTAGTAGAAGTGCGTCAGGAAATCTTTGAAGACAATCCCCACTTCGAGTTAGTACCTACTGAAGAACTTAAACAGATCGTCAAGTCTTCGGACCCGACGGCTGTTAAGAGACAAGAAGGTATTCCCGATGTCGTTAAAGAATCTATTGCGAACAATCGCTTGATTCCCCTTGATTCAGAATCAGTAAGTCTTATTGGTCGTATTACTGACCCTTCTGCGACGAGAGGAACTCCGATCATCCAGTCTTTGTTTAAAATCTTAATCTATCAGGACTGGATCCGATTAGCCCAGGCTGCATTCGCTCAGCGGTACGTATTCCCCATTGAGCTATGGTCTATCGGAGATGCCGCAGCAGGCATCTGGCCGACACAAGAAGAGCTTGAGGTATTCAAGAACACCATCAGTTTGGCAGTTCAGAATCCTCCATTCTCGTTGGTCTTCCCTCCTGTAGTCAAGTACGAGAGCCTTTCTACTCAAGGCCGCTCTTACTTCCCTGTCACTAACGAATATCAATATATTCACGATCAGATTCTTGTTGGTCTAGGAGTTAACAAGAACCTTATCTTAGGAGAAGGTCCTAGCTTCTCGAACGTACGTACAATGTCTCTACATAAGCTTATGATGGTCTATAAGGCTATTAGAGACCAGTTTGAGAACTGGATGATCAAACACTTCTTCAGACCGCTCGCAGTCAAGAATGATTTATTCAAGATTGTTAATGGTCGCAAGAAGTATATTCTTCCTACCATCTCTTGGTATAAGTCTCTTGACCTTGAAGAGCGTGACCAAGAGCGTAAGCTTTATTGGGATATGTACAAAGCGGGAGTCGTTAGTACTGAGACGTTGTTCGGTAAGTTTCCTGACCTCGATTACACGACTGAGGGTATTCGCCTTGAGAAGG